GGAATAATAATCACCATCCTCAAACTGTTGTGACGATGTCAAAGATACACTAAATGAAAGCAATTCACAACATGCGGTATTTAAAAACCTCCCAATTCCAACTGTTGTGACGATGTCAAAGATACACTAAATGAAAGCAATTCACAACGCGGAACCATACCTTGTAGCCGTCGATGGAAGGAACGCGCTCGAACTCAAGCTCGAAGCCGTTGCCTGCGTAAACCTGTGCGCAGTTGGTGTCCATGATGAGCATCTCACCTGCGGGTACGCGGTCAGAAGGAACGATCTTGACGTTTCCGAGGGCTGCGCGTGCCTGGTCATAGAGATAACGTCCGTTGGCGTCCTTGAGACCCTTGATTGCTGCCTCCTCTGCGTATGTCACGAATGCGACGTCAGCGCGGAAGCCTTCCTTTGCGATCTGAGCTGCAGCGTCGATGATGACGTCAGCCTCGTTTGCGTCGATGATCTTGCCGGCAGCGAGAGCGCTGAAGGCTGTACCGTTGTACTTGAGACCGTAGATCTTCTTGGGAGCATCAGCATCTGAGCCTACACCGAGAAGGATGTCGTTGTCAATCTTGTTGGCGATGATTCTCGCACCCTCGTTGACGCAGTAGTCGTAGATCTGCTGGAACCAGTCCTCGGTCTCGGTAGAGATTGTCATGTAGGTTGCAACCTTACCGAACTGACGAGTCTTCTCATTGAATGAGCAGCTTGACTGGTTGGAGTTTGTTGCAAGCTCGTCAACGTAGTCAACTACGGGAGTTGTTGAAGCCTCCACCCATCCGAGCTTGTTGCCTGTACGGGGACGGAGACCGAGAGTGGCGATGAATGCCTGGGGCTGTGCAGGTGCTGCGTAGAGAGCAGGGTCAACTGCAACTGAGAGGAAGTTGTTGGGAGTGATGCTTCCGGTGGAAACGTCAGTCTTGATTTCGAGGCTGAGGTCGAAGCGGTCGGCCTTCTCGCCTACGAGTTTCTCGATTCTTTCGCGGCTGGCCTCGAAAGCTGCCTTGAATGCTGACTTGAAGTCGTGGATTGACTCAGCCTTTACGCTGATCTTCAAATCCTCGATTGTCTTCTGCTGCTCTTTCATTGACTTGTCGAGGTTGTCGATTGAGTCCTGGGCGTTCTTGAGCTCCTCGCCCTTCTTGTCGAGCTCACTCTTGAGCTCCTCGGCCTGTGCCTTAGCTGCTTTCAACTCGGCAGCCTGTGACTCCATTTGAGCCTTGATTTCTTCAGGTGTCATGTGATTTCTGATTAAGTGTTTGTATTCATAAGGCACCGCTAAATGCGGGCGATTATTTCTTCATTGATGGCCGTTTTCAGCGCGTCAAGCTCATCATAGGTCATTTCCTTTAATCCCTTGCGGAAGTCCTCGGATTTGGCGTCCAAAAGCACGGCCTTGGGGTTTGCGGCCCTTGTCACCGGAGATACCTCCACCACGGTGACCGCGTCAAGCACCCTGATGCTACCCTGATAGCCTTCACGTTTCTCGAAGTGGTACTCATCCGCATAGTATCCGATGGAGAATTCATTGACCGCACCGGACTTAAGAAGGAGCTGCACGTCCTTGCCCTTGCTGGTGGGGAGCACGTCAGCTTCGCAGAGAAGCCCGATGGCGTCAGTCTTGATGTCGGTGATCATTCCGATGACCTCGCTGCGGTCATGCTGGTAGCAGAGATGGATGCGCTTGCGGTCCTCTCCCTTGAGGAAATTGTCGAATGCTCCGGGGACTATGACGTCACCCCAGGAGTCCACGTTGTCGAAGGCGGCTCCGTAGAAGGTGATATGAAGGCTTCCGTCCTCTTTCTCCTCCTTGGACTCTATCTTCGCTGATTTGAATTGGAGTTCTTTGTCCATATCTTTGCTTTTTCCGCAAAGGTGGACTATTAGTACTGCGTGAGAGGGATTTACGATGTACCACTTTTGTCCACAAGAAAAAAGGAGGGCCGTTTGGCTCTCCCTTTATCACTTGGGCATCCGTATGCAGCTGCAGGCGCAGTTGATTATCTCCGAGGCCGGAGGATTGAGTGAGCTGTCGTGCGGATAGAGCATCCGGCAGTCCTCCAGCTGGAAGTATTCCTCCTGATCCACCACCGTTCCGTCCATCACGAGATGCGTATCCCTTGTATTCGTAAGTCCCGAGGTGCACCATTCCTTGGTGAATCCTATGTCGAGGGTCTTGGCTGCGAGGTCTCCGGCTTCTGCGAGGGAGATCATTGTCTCCGTCTGGGTGATGCGCCTCACCTGCCATAGGGCAAGCTCATCATAGCGCTTCATCACTTTCCTTGCGAATTGTTCTATTCCGATGTTGATGTCCGCCTCCAGCTCATTGTCCAGAATCTTCCTCAGATCATCCTTCAGTGTTCCGGTAACGGATACGATGTTTTCTCCGGCCCTGTTTTTTGCGTATGTCCTTATCGCCTTCTCCCATTCTCCGGAAGGGGACTCCGCCTTTGCGTTGGTCATGTCCCTTGTGGTGGAGGCCGCCTGGGGGAGTCCGGTATTGACGTACAGGTCTTCCCACCACTTGGGTAGATAGGTCTCACTGATGAGGGAAGGGACTATGAATCTCCACTGCGAGCGGTCATAAACATCCATGCAGATTTCAAGGACCCTGCGGACCTCCTTGTGGCGCAATTTGAGAAGCCGGGAGTTATAGACTGCCCCCACCTTCAGTCCCTTGCGCCTGAGGTAGTCCTGGTGTCTGCGCTGAGATGGTGTGATCCTGCGTTTCATTCGCTGATGTCGAAGTCCATTTCATTGCCGAATGACATCCCCATCGGAATCATAGGCTTGTCGGCGTATTCCTTCTCAATCCTTGCGTATCCGTTGGCCTCGCGTCTTTCATTCAGCGAGGCGTACATCTTGCCGAGTACATCCTGTATATCAGCTGCGGAATCCTTCAGGACATCTATCTTCTCGGTGTTGATCGACAACTTGTACTGATTGCCCAGTCCGAGGTAGTGGAGGAAGTCTTCAGCGAATTCATTGGCCATAGGTATTGCCAGCTGCTCATAGAGAGTCTTCTTCGCCTCCTTGGCGTTCTCGTACTTGGACTGACCGAGGTAGATGTCCACCGGCACCTTGTAGAGAAAACAAAGGACGTACATGGCATCCTTGTGGCTTTCAAGGATGGAGAGGTCGGCAGGCTTTTCTCCCAGCTGGTGCACCTCGATAGCGGTCTTCATCGCTATGTTCTTGTTCACGTTCTTGCCGGAGTTGAGCTTCTGCTCCATGTCCTCCAGGTAGGCCGGAAGGGGAGCGAATGATGTTGATGCGGCAGGAGTGATGAGGTTGGCCGGTCCTCCGTTCTTGAGCGAGGTTGCCTGACGATTCATTGCGCGGTCCATAACGGTGAGGTAGACTGCGGCTGCAGCCACCTTGCTCTGGCCGAAGAATGACGTATCGTCAAGGTTGTAGTCGAATGATTGGAACACCTTTCCGTCCAGCTCTATCCGGTTGTTTCCGGTGCCCATCAGCATGATTCCCTTGAAGGGCTTGTCATAGCCACCCTTCTCGATAGCCACCTTGTAGGAGGGGATGATGTACATCTCCTTGGGTGTGCGGTCCTTTCCCACTCCGAGAGGTGCGTAGGTGAATGCGTCACCGAAAAGAAGCTTGTTGATTGCCCAGGCGGTGAAGAATTTGCGCTTCGTGAATCGGTCATTGGGACGTGAGAGCAGATTAATGATGGGGGAGTTCTCGATGTATTCCCCGCGCTTGATGTCGTACAGCTCCAGGTACTCCGCGATGTCTCCTACCGCATCCGCGATGTAGTTGATAATTCCGGTGACCGGGGCCATTGTCTCGTAGCAGTTCTTTATCGCCTCCCTGCTGAATGTCCCGACTGATCCGCACTCTATCCCCTTGAGCTGAGGTGCTATGATGCGGAAGTATTCGTTGAGCTCCTTCTCGCGGTTTTCGTAGTAACCCTTGAGCTCGGTTAGTTCGCTGCGGAGGCCGTTCAGCTCATCCGTGCGTATAGTCTTGAATCCAAACATATTTCTGCTTTTTCGCAAAGGAAAGCCATTGATTTCTTTCCGTTGCATTATTGGCTGTGCCATTTATGTCCATTATCGGTCTCCTACGTCATTAGTGATACCCAGCACCCTCAAGTGAGTGCAGGCCCCGTAATTGATGCAGTCCATTGCGTGGTCGTTCCCATCCTGCGGCACATCGGTGAATCTCTTGGGATCGTTCTTGTCCGGCTTGTAGGAGTATGTGGACTGCTCCCTTCCTATGTCCGCACCGACGTATTTTACCCTGAATCCCCGCAGCCAGGCAATACGCCCCGACTTGTCCCGGTTGTTGGCCGGAAGGGCGTTGATGCCGTAAATGACCCGCAGCTCCGCAATCGCCTCCGGCCTCGCTGGGTCGCAGTAGACGATGCAGTCCTCAGGATTGAGCCCTATGCTCCTTCCATCGTCTATTATCACCCTTGCCACATCCCGAGGAAGCATTCCGGTGGAGTATGCCAGCTGCTTGACGTAGAGTGTACCGCTCACCGGCTCATAACACATCCGGCAAAGAGCATCTGGATCATCGGAGTATCCCCAGTCGTTTCCGTACCACTGCGGAAGGCCGGAGGGGTATTGCTCGTCCGTTATCTCCTCCCAGTTCTTGTAGATGATACCCTCATGAAGCATCTTCCAATGGCCGAGCCAGTTGTTCCAATACTTGTCGGGATCCGCGAGCATACACTTGTCCGCCTTCTCTTTGTAGTCGGCGGGAAGGTACGGATTGTCCAGATAGCAGGTGTGGATGTATGTCACGTCTCCCTTGACCATGTTGCATACATCGCTGACTCCGTTCAGGGCAAAGAATTTCCGGTAGATGAAATGCGTGATTGCCTTAGGATTGAGGACTATCCATACCTCGCAGTGGACATCTGAGGCCCTTATCGAATCGTCAATGGTATCAAACACATCCTCGTTGACAAATTCCTCGCTCTCGTCATTCACCCATTTCCAAAGGTTAGGGATTGACTTGAGAGCGGCCGTATTGATACCTTCCGACGTCTTAATGCCTCTGAAAAGAATCATCGTGCCGGTCCTCAAATTGACAATGGAATCCCCGCTCTTATGGAATACGGAGGACATGTTCCCCTTCTCGATCTTGTCGTTGAATTCCGGTATGATGGACGTCTCCGCGTTCTTCATCGTGTACCTCGTAAAAAGAATGGTCTTGTTTCTGACCTTGAAGGTGTCCATCAGAAGCAGGGTGGAAATGGCGAAGGACTTGCCGGAGCCACGTCCGCCGGTCACTACCGCGTAACGTGTCTGCAAGTTCTTCAATGGTCTGTATTTGGGATTGAGGCTAATCCTTATCGCCGCTTTCATTATCTTCAAAGGCAACAACTATACCCATGTTCCCTTCTACCTTGGCGTCCACCTTGGCTGTTGTGCTGAGCGCCTCCCTCTCCTCCGGAGTAGCCATCAGTTTGTAAGCTGCAAGCTGCAAGGTAGGGTTGGCGTCAGGATGTAGCCATTCGTCCAGCTTCCGCGCCTTAGCTCTTGCTTTGTTATCCTCCAGAGCCTTTTTAATTGCTTCCGATTTTTCCAGCCCGAGCTGATGAAAATAGGAGCTGCTGATAACTCCGGTGTCATAGATTTGGATAAATTGCTTTATTCTCTGCCCTTCAGCATTGACTCTGGTCTCAATCAGTTTAAGGATTTTCTTTTCCCATTTGTCTATAGTCTTCTGGTCCATAGCTAAAAGTATTTGGATTGTCTTGATATTTCATATTCTATCTCCAGTAGCATCTCGGTGTCTCCCGGCTCCGGGATTGCTATTTTCTGCTCCGCCGCCCATCTCTTGAAGCGGTCTATGCTCTTGCTCATCTCTTCCGGATTAAGGGAAGCGGAAGAGCGCAGAATCTTCTTGGATGTAAATTTATCCGTTCCGCACTCAAAGATGTCAGGATTGACGAGCCTCTTGTAGTACTCCTGCTTTGCGTAGTCAACCGACACTCCGGTCTCTATGGCCACAAGTCCGATGATCGCGTGAAGGTATCTGTTCTGATTGGCGCTGCGGTACACCTTCTCGGTCACATCCACGATTGCCCCCTTTTCATAGAGAGCATTCACTCTTGTCTTGAATCTCGCCTTGTCAAGTATGTTGCTGAGGTTGTACTGCATCACTTTTTCATCATTCTCAAACTCATCGCCCTGTTCAGCTCCGGTGCCTTCTCCAGGGGAGACCGGAATCCCTTGCAGTGCTCGTGGACGATTCCTCTTTCAGGATGCAGGATGTAGCCGTATTCGTTGCAACAAACGAAGGGAGCTCCGTTAGGGTACACTCCGCTTCCGAAAAGGGCACAGCCTTCGCAATCGTCACATAGTAGGTCATATTTCTTGTACATTTGGTTTTATAAGGGGAGCCGGCCGGACTTGATAAAGTTGTCAAAATAGTGGTTAGTAAGATTGCCCCGCCACGTTGATAATCACTTATGAACTTTGGCTCCCCATTGTTTATTTCGTTCCCGTTGATCCGAATCCGCCCTTTCTCTCCGTCTCGTCAAGGGTGTCAGCGATTTCAAGTGTTGGTGTTTCCACTTTGCGAATGACCATCT